AGGCCCTACAGTTCCCCAAATGGTGGTGCCGGTGCTGGCTGAATCAAAGACATGCTGCGAAGTGAAGGAGGCTTTCTGCAATCCGGGGTAAGAAGTGTGACCAACATTTCCGGCAACCGTAGTATCGCCGAGGTCAACTTCACCGGGTAAACCTGAGACCTCTTTGGTACTGGTACTGTAAGAAGCCGAGGCTCCGCCTGACGGGGTACTGAGTGCGAAGTAAAGCGACCGGCCATGACTTAAAGACATAATAAATCCTCCATAATAGCGCTATCGCTATCATCTTTATTTTTTATTAATTGCTATGGCGAATGATGCTGTTGAAGTTGCTCCAATCCATGACGCCCTTGCATATTGATAGAACTGGCTGGATATCGCTACCCTCTGACATCCGTTAGTTGAGGCAGCGGCAAATGTGGCAGTGGTGGCTTCTTCTCCGGCATAGGCCCCGGTAGATGAAGTTTCTATTCTGGTTGTGAGTGTTCCGCCTGTGACACTGAATACCTGAATATAAGCGGCTCCCCCTGTGGTTCCGGATGCACTGTTTAAATTAACGGCCACACCATCACCGGTTGACGCTACACCTGTGGTATATTTACCGGCAGTCAATAGCGTGCATGGTTCGAATGGGTAGTTATCAACATCCAGATTAATAGTTGCCCTGTTGACATCAGTCACGACAGATTTATAAACGTTAGATATCAGCATTACTTCATTGGCTGCATAGGCCGGATCGCCCAGTGTTTGCCCGTAGGCTATCATCATTCCGTACCCTGGGTCTAATTGCCTTAATCCTTCAAATACGGCCTTCTCTGTGTCATTGTAGAGCGCCTGGATAGTAACCTTGTCGGCGGCAATACCTGGATAAGAAGTATGACCGACTGCCCCGAAGGCTGTAACATCGGCTAAATCCATTTCACTGGTAGGATTAACCTCATTAAGATCGCCTGAAATATCCACACCGTTAATATAAACTCTGCAATTACGCCCATGTCGCAAACTCATAAGCCAGACCTCCAGGCGTCAACACTAAATTGAGCGCCTAAATATTGAGAACCACTAAATACAACCTCACCATAATTGGTTATTCCGGGTACATCTATGACGTCAACTTGAGTATATGTACCAGCGATTAAGGCCGCATAAATAGAACTGACTCCATCCGGTTCAAGATATGGGTCAAGGGCTTCCTGTGCAGCCTGTAACGTTGAGGCTTTCATTACGCCAACTTCTACCATCAAGTGATAGGTACAATTCCCTTTAGCCGGGACATGGTAACTAATCGGATTGGTGGGACTAATGGAAACAACGGTATATGGCGGAACAATAACAGCAGGCCATTCTTTATAAACGTTAAGGCCTGTGATGGTTGATAAGGCCGTTAATAATTCGTCTCTGAAAAGCTGAATCGTCATTTGTTATATATATCCTCGCAATTTTTCCCTAATTCAACCATGACACCGTTCATCTGGTCTTTTGTTTGATTAATAGTCGGCCCCATAAAGGGATAGGCAGGCGCTCGCGGATTCTTTAACCTGACACCTAAACCTCGTGATACTTCATACAATCCGCCCACTTTCCGCATATCGTAGATCGGTACAAAGCGTCCGACTTGCTGAGAATGCCCATATTCAACATCTGGCGCATATTTAACATTAGTTCCGACTCGCGCTTTAGTTGGAGAATCAATCTTGGTCGTAATTGATGCCCTTAACCGTCCTGTTTGCACTTTAGGGCCCGGCCTTCCGGAAGCGTTTATTTTAGCCTGTCGTTCAATTATTAAAGCGGCTTTAGCTACAAGATTACCGGACTTAGATATTTCGGTAGCAATTTCATTATTCTTGCGGGATAATTCTTCAATCCCTTTAATTTCAATCGTTAATTCATCAGCCATTTATAACCATGTTCCTATTCTGTTGCGTTTATATTCCCGGATTATCTCTTTAACGTCCGCATCAAGGCCTCGGAACGTCTGGTATTCTCCTGTGATGTTATTCCCGACTGAGGTCGCAAAGCCCGATTCCCTGCGCTTCCACAGTTTAATAGTCTGGATTAAGCAGGCCTGTTTGATTGGTTGAGGGTAATCGTACACTAATATTGATGTGCTGGAAGCATGAGAGGCGGCGGCAGTACCATTCTGAGCCCTCTGGATGGTCGCTGAGGTACTGGTAGCAGCTGAGACATAACATTGCTCGGATTCTAACTTTAAGGTCATGCCAGCGCTTAATAGAGCAGGTGTAGAGGCGGTGAGGGACACAGCGGTACTGGTTAAATCACTGGCTATCACGGTTCCTGAGTCGATAGTGTAAGAAGCAGGCCAATCATTACCGTAGCCAAATGTACCTGTGATCTTGATCGCTTTCCGGAAGCCTGCGCCCAAATGACCGAAGGCTCCCATTGGGTTTGCTTCTAGCCTGGTCTTGGGATATTTGTTAAAGGGATAGCAGAAGGCATCCGGAGCGGTTGTAGGACTGTTAATATCAACTGAATAAGCGGACGTAGTGGGGTACTGATTGTTACCGTTAATATCAACGATTAAAGATGAAATAGTTTGAACCGGCCAATCAAGCACAACCCTATTAGCTCCGCCGTCCTGATAAAAGGTTCCTTCATAGATATAATAGAATTGTTCGGTATAAGTATCGATTTCACGAGAAGCCGATTCTGCAAGCCTGAGCAATTGGCTGTCATAGGTGGTATTACTTGCAATATCGAGCGTCCCTGCATTTTTTAGAGTTAAAAGATTTGTGTAACAATTCATATCATTTTATCCCTTATACCAGGTTTAAATCACGTTTTATTGGATGCGAATCTGTCCATCCGCAAAACAAACAATGAATGATATCATCAGGCGATGTCTCAAGGTTCCAACCGCACACAGGGCAGTCTGCACGCTTATAAGGCGGCATTTTATTACAGGCTTCCTGCATAGCCAGAATATCAAGACCTATTACGTTTTTAGCCATCTCTATTTATCCTTTCCAGTCTCTCTGGTCTTGCGCTCATGTTGACTCCTGATAGTGTGTTATCTTCCCATGTAGGTTATCAGTATATTTCCCACTATGTTATTGGCTATCTCTGTTTCGAATAATCCAATCAAGTAATCATCCGTACCTGTGTAATTCCACGGTATGTATTTAGTTTGCGCTCCAGTATCACCTGCTAAATAGCTATCTCTCAAAGCAATAGCATTGACATCTATCGCCGTGAAAAACTCACTACCGGCTGAAGTGTCCGTGGCTGTATCACCCATACCGATTTTTAATGTTGACGTAGCAGTTCCACCAGCCGTAGTAATATCCACTTCAACTTTAGTTATGAGGCAATTCTGCAATTCAGGACACTGTAAGGCAAAGGCGAAAGCATTAATCGTGACGGTAAATTCATTTGTACCACCAGCCGTAACCGTAATTAATGTTGTACCAGCCGCTAAAGTTACAGGGCTTGTGGCTACTGTAGCTCCACCGCCTACGCTGGCAACGGTTCCAGTGCAACCAGTCGGAATGACTATATTGGCTGTACCATTCGCTGTACAATGTAAGGTGTTAGCACCCGGCTTTAATATGGCAGGTGATTCTGTAAAGGTACCTGTGATAGTGGTTAATGTTGAGCCGGTTTTGGTGATAGGGATTGAGATAGTGCGGAGTGTACCAGATTGTATAATATTAGAAAAAATATTTGTGCTTTTAATTTTAACATTTGATATAGTACCACCAATTACACAACCATTAATATTAGGTATCGTGGTAGTTGTAGATTGTACTGTTATTGATATTGGTGTAGTCAATGTTCCAACCGATTCTATGTATGCATTTTCGATTTTAAATTTATTAGCCGTAATAGCTGTATTATCTATATAAATAGCATTGCTGTTGCCACCTGTGATATAACTACCACCAATTATAGACGCATATCCCACTGTGCCTATATATAACGCAATAGTAGATGCATTTGTATGCCAATATGAATAATATACATTTAAATCACCATTATTAATAGCACCAGAGGGTGTTACATACAAAT